ATGAGCCAACTAGAACAGTTAGCTTATATGTCTCCAAAGGATGCGATTGTACAGGCACAGCGTTTATCTCAATCATTGAAGGACAATGAAGCAGCCGGAAAAGTTCGAATGCCGAATGAACCGTTAAGTCAGATGCGCCCTTCTAACACTGGAACGGATACTGGTGCCGCTATGTCAGTCACGGATTTGAGACGAAAGTACAAAGTCTAGGCTGCATTGTAATCTAGTTATCCGACTATTAAAGGATTAATGGTAGGAGACTACAAATGGCTGTATTTCCACAAAATATTTTACAACAAGTCCAAACGTACCAACGTTCAGGCCTTGCTTTATTGTTAAACCTTTGCTGTCACATTAGTACAGCAAATACTAAATTCAAAGACTTCGATAAAATCCAAGCTAACTTGGGTAGCACGGTGACTTTTGATTTACCACCACGCGCTACTACAACTGCTGGACTAGTCGCAGCATTCCAACCCGCTGTTCAACGCGTATTGCAATTAGTTTGCGATCAAGCGAATAACAGCAGCTTTGCAGTGACCTCGCAACAACGTATCTTCAACTTAGAAAAAGGTGAAGAAGATTACATGCGCGTATTTGGCAAATCATTCATTGCTGAATTAGCTAACTACGTTGAAGGCAACGTTGCTCAAAACTGGGCATCAGGTGTTGTCAGTCAAATAGATGGCACTACTAATACTTATTCAGGCCCATACCGATTTTTCGGTAATGGTTCCACTGCATTAAGTTCTTATCAACAATTAGCTCAAGCAATCATGTTCTTCAAGAACTATGGTGCTGTAGCTGAAGGTATCAAAGTTTACTTACCAGATACTGTTGTTCCATCCATTGTTGGTAACGGTTTAAATCAATTCGTTCCAAATCGTAACGATGATATCGCTATGAGCTGGGAAGTAGGTGATTTCGGAACTCCACTTGTTAAATACTACCAATCTAACTTAATGCCAATCCACGTAAGTGGTAACACCGGCGTTAATAACCAAACTTTAACGGTTGTTAGTACTAACGATCCAACTGGACAAAATGTAACTCAAATTACTGTAAGTGGAGCAACTGCTAGTGATGCAAGTGCTGTATTTGCTGGTGATATGTTCCAGTTTGCAGATGGTGTATCTGGTCAGCCTAACATGCGTTATTTAACATTCATTGGTCACCAACAATCAGCTAACCCAGTACAGTTCCGTGCTACTGCGAGTGCTGCTGCGAGTGCCGGTGGTAATGTTACAATTTCTATTACTCCAGCTTTAAACTGGGCAGGTGGCGCTAACCAAAACCTTAACAATCCAATTGCTGCTGGTATGCAATTGCTTGCTTTCCCATCCCATCGTTGCGGTGGTATTTTGGGTGGCGAAGCTCTGTATCTTGCTATGCCGCAATTACCAGAACAATCTCCATATGATACTGCTAATGAATTTGATCCTGAAACGGGCTGTTCATTACGTTTGACTTATGGTTCTTTGTTCGGACAAAACCAAACTGGAATGATCTACGATGAAACTCACGGTTCAGTCATTGTGCCTGAGTATTCAATGAGATTTATGATTCCATTGTCTCAAGGTTAAAACGGATGAAGGCTTTAAATTATTTAGAGCCTTCTTTTAATAAAGGATTAAGAGGTAACGAATATGACTATCCCACAAGTTCAAAATGATGCAATTTATGCTTTACCCCATCTGTATATTACAGGGCTAAGCATTTCTCCAGCATCCACAACTTTGTTAGCTGTAGCGCCTGGTGCTGCTAGAGATTCAAACAACGTTATGGATATGGTAGTTGGATTACAGAATTATGCTGGCATTGATAATCCTGCGCTTCAAGTTCAAGGTTACCAAGCAGGTTTATTGATTAACCCTGCGGTAGTTGGTGCAAACGGCATAGACACTGGTGCTATTGCTGCAAGCACACAATACGCTGTTTACTTAATTGGTGATTCGAGAAACTATAACACTACTGCGGCAATTCTAAGTTTAACTAGTAATTACCCCGGTCCAGTTATGCCAGCTGGTTATGATTCCAATCGTTTAATTGGTTTCATTCAAACTGATGGCTCTTCTCACTTTGTTTATGCAACTCATAAACCACAGAACATTGCTGGATTATTAACTTACTTTAATTCTCCTGCTGTTTCTGTATTAAGTGGTGGTACAGCTACAAGTTTCACTGCAATTGACTTAACTACTAATAGTGCTATTCCAACAACTACTCTGCCAAATGTTATTGTTTCTTTATTTGTAACATTTACTCCAGCAGCTGTTGGTGATGTTGTGCAATTTAGACCAACTGGTTCTACTGCCACAGCTAACTTAGCAACTATTACGGGTGTTGCAGCGGGTGTTGCTCAAACTCAGTATATCCAAGTGATTGCTGGTGTTGGTGCTTCTAAGCCTGAAATTGATTACCTAGTTACATCAGGTTCGGATGCTGTAAGTGTTTCTGTCGCATCCTGGGCGGGAGTTTCCAATAGTGCATATCCTGCATTAGTGTAATTTAAAATAGGGAGCGTGTTATGGCTTATACTGCTCAGCAATTAATAACTCGCTCTTGGTATCTATCTGGAATCATCGCCCGTAATTTACAAGTTCCGACGGGCGATCAGATTACTGATGGTTTAATGATGCTCAATGCATTGTTAGATTTTAAGCAAATTGAAACAGATCTTATTCCCTATTGGCAATATATTGAGATGGCAGCAGTTGCTAATCAGGAATACTATTTTCTTCCTTATGTTGCAGCGCTTGAATCTGTTACATTTAATATCGATGTTGTTCGATATCCTATGGATACAGTTTCTAGACGAGCTTATTATGGTAGTAGCCGAGTTGATAACATTTCTACTTTACCTTTTGGTTTTAACTATAATCGTTCGTTGGGTGGTGGAAATCTAGCTTTATATTTTAAGCCAGAGAGCAATTATCCTTTAAAGATGATGGCTAAAATATTTTTGGCAGATGTCAGCCTTCAAACAGACTTAACTAATATTTCTGAAATGGTTCCTTATACTTTCATTAATAGCTCAAACCAAGGGTATGATACGTCTTACATTGAATATCTGCGTTATGCACTTGCTCAATATATGTGTAGTGAATATGGCATTTTGTTTAACCCAGAGTCTGAAAAAATTCTGACGATGATGAAGCGTAAATTGATGTATATCAGTCCTCCTGATTTGTCTATGACGAAGACCAGTATATTAACTGAGGGAACAGGATATAACTGGGGTGACGTAAATATTGGAAGGGGATGGCGTCCTTCTTAGCAATAGGTTGAGGCCTCATCAGCACATAGAAATAGAACTACCGCCAAGGATGGCATCATGATTTCAAGAGGTCAAAATTTTAAGCAAATCCCTTTAAATATAGTTGGCAGTAGTATCTTCGGCCGTTATCCAAAGATTTCGATTGAAAAAACCTATAACATGTTCATGTCAGATAATTTCATGGTCCCTTATTCTGGGTATCAATTAGCCGTCCTATCAACAGCATTATTAAATGGGAAAGTGGGAAGAGGTATTTTTGCTACTTCCAAATCTTATTTAGGAAGTCCTAAACTAGTTGTTGTCATCGATAACAATGTTTTCTTAGTCAATATTTTCTTTGATCAGAACACCCAGAAGTCTAGTGGTACCCAAATTACACACATTGGACAATTATCAACATCAGTCGGTCCTGTTTATATTGCTGAAAATAATAAACCACAAATTGCAATATCTGATGGAACGAATATTTATATCTATGATACGACAATAAGTCCTACGATTCAGGCACAATCCATTCAATTTGATCCTGGATATATTACATTTCATGATACCTATTTTATTTGTGCTGCTACCTCTGATAATGTTTATAGTCCTCCTGCAAGTAATACCTGGAGATTATCTGCTCAGAATGATGGCACTAGTTGGCCTAATACGGCAGCAAATGTAGGTGCATTACAGACGAAACCAGATTCTATTCAAGCAGTTGTTCGCTTCCCATCAAAAGGCAATATGATCTTTGTTATGGGAAATACAGTAACTGAATCATGGTTTGATACGGGCAATTTATTATTTCCTTATACCCGTAATAATCAATTTAATATTGACTATGGTTGTCTTAATCCGGCAACGGTTGCTTATATGGATGAGTTCGTTGTATGGCTTGCCCAGAATGAAAAATCAGGGCCCATCATTATGTATTCTGATGGTGGTATGCCTGTTAAGGTCACAACGGATGGTATTGATTATTTGTTTTCTCAATTACAAAACCCACAAGATTCTCAAGGGTTTCTGTACAGACAAGACGGCCATTTGTTTTACCATATAAACTTCTATGCAGATAACTTATCACTAGTTGTTGATTTTACAACGAATAAAATTTATCACGCATCTGATCAGAATCTTAATTATTTTATTGCAGCCCAAGTAGCTTTCTTTAATAACCAGTATTATTTTGTGAGCAAAAACACAGGTAATATTTATGCATTCGATACTATTTTCACGACCTATGAAGATACAGATAATGCAGATCCTCATGATATTATCGAAAATGAAATTCCACGATTTAGAACTTGTAAGCAGATCCGCTTACCGTCACAAGAATATTTTGTAGTAAATGATGTTGGTTTTACGATTGAGACAGGCGAAACAAACTACCAACAACAAGATATTGGCGCCATTGAACTAATCACGGAAGATGGAAAGATCATTATTACAGAAGGCGCTCTTGTTAATCTCGAGACTGAGAATAATTTATTAATTCAAGCAGAAAATGGAAACGACTTGATTTCAGAGCAATTTGATTTGGTTAATTTTGATATATTGGTTTCAGAACAAGATGAATTTATCTATTCAACGCCAAGAGTTGATTTATCGATATCAAGAGATGGCGGAGCAACATTCGGTAGTGATTTTGGCTATGAATTAAATCCTATCGGGCAAAGAAAGAATAAGCTGCTGTGGTGGCAAATAGGCGCTGGTAATGACGTTGTTTGTCAGTTCAAGTTTTGGGGTATGGGGCGATTTGTAGTAACTGATGGAATAGCGAATATAAGACAATGACGACTCAAACAAATAAGCCGCAATCAATTTTTCCTGATCTTCCGCGAGAAATTCCTGCGATTGATAAGGAAGGCAATTTTACGGCTCTTTGGAGTTTGGGTTTAAGTTCTTTATTTCAATCTTTGCAAGATAACTTTAAAAATGAAGGTATTGTTTTTCCTCAATTAACAGCTACAGAATTAGCGACTATTCAGGCTATTTATGCGCCGTATATTGGCTTTCCTTTGCCACAGAATGATCCTACTAATAGAACTCAGCAATTTATTCCTGATATTAGTGGCCAAACGGTATTTGATTCTACCAATAGAATTCCAAAACAGTTTATAATAACTTATGATTCAGCTACACCGCCTAATGTTTTAAATGCATCCTGGTTAATTATGAATGTGATGCAATTAAGTGCAGGAAACCCAAATGGAACGGTTGCAGGTGTACTAAATTGGTTTTGTTATGATATAACAAATAAAGTACTTTATGTTTGTACAACGAGTGGTTCTTCCACTACGACTGCCTGGACGGCGGTTTAAACACCTAAAAGGATTTAGGTATGAATTCAAGAAATGTAGGAATAGGAGCAGGGGCCGCAGGTATTGGAGCTGGTCTTGCTGGCATGTTTCAAAATAATAACCCAGCTGATGCTGGAATGGGTTATTATCAACAAATTCCAGGTGCTGTATCCCCTTATTATCAGCCTTATATGGAAGCTGGGAAACAAGCTATTCCTAAGCTACAAGGTCAATATGATCAGTTATTAAATAATCCAGGCCAAAAGCTAAACCAAATAGGCGGATCATTCCAATATTCTCCTGGTTATCAATTTGCTTTGCAACAAGCGTTAGGTGGTGCAGGTCATGCAGCTGCGGCTGGTGGTTATGCTGGAACACCGATGCATGAACAGCAAAATATGCAGATCGCATCACAACTCGGCAATCAAGATTATTATAATTGGATGAACCACGCTCAACAGCTATACGGCGCAGGTTTGAGTGGCGAGCAAGGATTTACTAATCAAGGACTCACTGCATCAACAAGTATGTCTGATCAGATTGCCCAAGCATTAGCGGCTCAAGCTGATATGTCATATAAGGGGCAATTAGCTAATACAGAAGCATCCGGCTCGAATTGGGGAAATATAGTCGGTGGACTTGGCACATTAGCTGCTTTTTTATAAGGATTAAATTATGGCATTTACATTACCTAATATTCCAGTAGCTACGCGTGAGCAAGCAAGTCCTTATGCTAATCTTTTAAAGAATGCATTTGATGCTTATCAATCAGGATTACAAGCCAAGTATGCTCAACCAATGGCTGAACAGTCTTATCAGCAAGCGTTAGTGAATACTCAAAAGAATAAAATTATTGCTAATTTGTTTAGTCAGATTTTGGGTGGTGGAAGCTCTAGTAATGCTGGGGCAATGAGCGGAATGCCGAACGGAACTGACGGGCAACAAAACCCTGCTATTCCTAACATTGGAAATCAAACGACAAACTCTTCTATTAGTGATTTATTAGCTAACAGAAACTCCTCTAATGGAAATCTTAATAGAAAAGATTTAGTATCCATTGCGAATGCTGATCAAGCAGCTGACGATAGAGGATTACCACCTCCTAGTTTGCAAGGTAGACAACCTCAGATGTCTAATATGAATTCTGCTGTTAGTGCTCAAATGGGAGGACAAGGGAATAGTGGTAGAACTTATCCTCAGGCAGCATTAGCCTCTCATTTATTGGGTCTTGCTCCTCCTCAAATAAAAGAACTGCCAGGAACAGGGCAAATGATTGCTATTACTCCTTTTGGTAATATTCCAATTGCTCAAGGCATGAGTGCAGGTGAAAAAGCAAAAACCGAAGCAATTGGTAAATATACGGGTACTTCTTATGGTTCAGCAGTAGATACTTATTCTGGCTTACAAAATCAGGCATCTGCTTTAGATAATTTAATTTCAGGTGTTGATAATCCACAATTTAGAAATGTAGTAGGCCCAGTTGGTTCAGCGTTAACAAGATGGGCTGGTACACCGGAACAACAACGATTGCTAGGATCGTTACAATCATCTTCCGGTGAAATAGCATTACAAGTCGCACCTACTTTAAAAGGTGCTTTTACAGGAAAAGACCAAAGTTTAATTAACACGATTAAAGCTAATCCTAATACAGATTTCCCAGATGTGTTTATTGGAAAGTTGAAAGCGCAAAAGTTGATAACTACAGCTTTGGCAGAAAGAGAAGAGCTTCGTGCTAATTATATTGAACAAGGATTAAAGCCTCTTGAAGCAGCTAAAAGAGCAGCCCAAGAAACTCCATTGGATAGATATAAATCTACTATTGATAGATTAATAGAGGGTGATCCGAATAAAATGGTTACTTTAATAAATCCTAAAACTGGGGAAAAATTAAATATTACTCGTGGTGAGGCTAAAAGACGAGGGGCTAGAAATGTCTAATGCTAGAGATTTATCCGATTGGGAACTCCATACTGAAGCATCGCCTTCCAATGCGGCTTCAGATTTATCTAATTGGGAAGCAGATAATGGCCAACATAAAGAAGGTTTTTTGCAAGCATTAGGAATGGCGCCTAGGAGGATAGGTGGTGATATTGGCGAATCATTAAGGAATGCCTATCATGCCGTACCTGATTTATATGAGAAATCCAAGACTGAAGTTCCAGGAATGTTTAGCGCATTAGAGCATCATCCATTACATGCTTTAGGGCAAGCCTTGGCTGGGTCACAAGAAGCTATTAATACAGTAGCTCAGTTACCTAAAGAAGTGACTGGTTACGCTGCTAATAGACTGCATTTACTTCCAGAATCGATAGCTAATTTTGTATCTAAAACTGCTCCAGAAGATACTTCGGAATCGGTTAATAGATTATTTGGTGAGCCAAAGTACGAGGGCGAAGGTCTCATTAGAGGTGCTATACGAAATTTACCAGAACTAGCGGGTGCTGGTAAATTAGCAACTACTTTAAATCCTTTGAAATTAACAGATAAAGCTATCATAAAAGATATATTGGGTACCAAAGAAAAAATGCAAGATTTGTATGAAACCAAATACAATGAGCTATGGAAAAAAGCGGAATCTAAAGGATTGGGCGGCCAATTAATTGAAAAGCCAGAAATAGACATTGATGTTTTAAGAAAATATAGTCCAAAGAAAGATATTGATGCAGTAGAAGACTTTATAAAAAATCCAACTCTTGAAAATTCTCATTTTGCCAAAAGTGATCTATTGGCTATACAGAGAAGATTAGACAAAATGACCACATTAAGATCAGCTGAAAGAAAACAAGCTAAAGCAGTTTCAGATGCTATTAATAATATTCAAAATAATATGTTTAAGACCAGCGAAGGATTGTCAGATCCTGAATTATTAAATGAGTACAATAGTGTACAGTCAGGTTATAGAAACGAAGTAGTCCCTTATAAGAATAAAGCAATTAATGCTTATAAGAATAAGGAATTAACTGATAAAGAATTAATTAATTCTCTTTCTAGAGGGAAATTTGCCGCACAAAGAGGCCAATATCATGGTATACAAACTAAAGAAAATATTAAAAAAGCATTATTAGGCGTAGGGTTAGGAGGAGGAGCTTATGAAGCTTTCCATGGAATTTCTAACTTATTTTCAAATAAAAATAGTGGCTAAATGAATTAATGTTATAATATTAATCAATAACAGGATGTTATTGATAGGATGGTAAAGGAATGCCAACAACTGTAAATCCAGCGAAATTAGTAGCAGCTCCCATACTGCAAGATAC